TCAGTTAATATTTTACGACATCTATTACTCATCCAAATAATCCTAAAGTACAAGATTTAGCTTTTCTTATTACATTTGATATTGCTTCAACAGTTTGTTTAACAATATTTACTTTATTTGTAGGTTCTACTTTTATTGTTTCATCAATTTTATTATTAATAATTTGTTCATGATGGATAATTTCTTCAGTTCTTATTATAGGAGATTCTGGTTTTATAGTTGGAGGAGTTAAAGTATTTATTGGATCATCTATACTTGTTATTAGAGCTTGTCCCCTGTTACTTACAGGAATACCATCAATATTAAAAACTCCTGCTACAACCAAGTCATTATTAAAATCTGATTGACCTATCCTTTTTTGTAATCCACTTTTAGAACCAACACCTCCAAATAATAATCCAGCACCACTACCAATTAGACCAGCAATTGCTACATCCATTATAGCGGCTCTATAATTTACATCACCACCCATTTGTGCAATTGAGGTATATTTAGCTGTTTCAAATGCTGTTTGACTAATCATTGAATTAGCCGCCATTCCTAATATTGGCATTTTCTGCAATAGTCTTGCAGTTCTAGATACTTTCCCAAGTATTCCTACATATGGGATATAATTAATTGGATCAGGGATACCTCCAACAATTAAACCAGCTATTCTTGCAGGATTAAACGCACCTACATTTTGTGTATATTGACCATAAAATGTTTCTCTATCGTATCTTTCTGATAAAACTTTAGCTTGTACTTCTGTAATACCTTCATGCCATCCAAGTTCTGTTCTTGCGTATGGTGATTCTTTATATTGTTCTTCTGTTAATGGATTTTGTGCATTAGATTCATCTATTGTTTCTAAATAATCAGCACCATGAATAAATGTATTATCATTAAATGCAAAACTAATTGATTCTTCAAATATTCTTCCTAATGATGGCACATTTTGTTGAAATGCTTGTTGCATCATTAGATCCTGATACAATCCACCGTTATATTCGTGATAATATTCAGGTCGTAACATTATTGTTTCCTGCCGTGTGGTCTTTTCGAATCTGGATCTAATCTTTCTTTGAAGTCACTTATAAATGTTTGTTGACTAAGAGTAGTAAAAGATCCAAGAAAAGGTTTCATAAATTCTGGCATCCATTCTGTTTTATACCATCTATCCTGTCGTCCAATTAATTCATTCAAGATTTCTTCTGATTGTTTCCTATTTAATAGTTCAACACCTAATGATTTAGCCTTTTTTTCCATTGCACTATGCAAAGGAAGTATTGCATGATCAAATTCTAATTTCCCTGTTTTTTCAAGGAAACGGAAAAATGGTGTACCACTAATACGAGGAGCCATTGTACCTTTTAAGATTTTATCTGCTCCTTCTTTTTTCAAGTCTTTAATGTATTGATGATCAAAGTTTATAATAAATTTAGCACCATTTAGAAAATTTAATATATATGGTGATGCAGAATAAGCCGCAAGTTCTTCTTGTGATACAACTATATCTCTTTTCCTGCCTCTTTCATCTACTTGAAAGAATTTACCAATTAACATTGATTGATTGATATTACCATCAGGGCCAACTAAATAAACTCCAATATTAAATCCATCTCCACTGTTTATAAATCCTTTTCTTAGGTTTTCTGAATTAGCTCTTAATATATCTTCTGAAATTTGTTCAACTGATTGTGCTTGTATTTTAGTAAATGCATCAACGAAGATTTCTTTTGTTTCACCTGTGTTTATATTTTCTTCAATAATTTTACCTGTATATTCTCCATTTTTCATTTCACGATATCTTTTAACTCCTATTTGCATATTAGTCATCATAGAAGATTGGAGTGCTTGATCTCTTAATTGTTCTAGTATTCTAGGGTGTAATCCTGATATTGGAGTCCATGAAGCAGGATTTTCAATAAACTCCATTTCATACATATAATGTTTATAACCATTTAATGCATCATCTTCAGATGTTAAGCCTATAGCTTCAAATGGAGCATTATCAACTTCAAAATTATATCTTTGACCAGTAACAACTACATGTGATTTTCCGTATAATTCATCATTTAAACTATCTGCAATTTCATTAGGGTCTTGATCTTTATAAAATGTTGAACCAGCTCTTGATTCTAATATTTTTCTTTGTAATGCAGTATGGTCACTTTGTTGTTCTAAACTTTGCATTGTAGATTTGACACCGAATAATTTACCTCTTTCAGAAATTGCTTCTTTTATATCAGCATAAGTATTAGCTATGATTCCCTGTTTACCGGGATCTTCAGTTGCATCAAACTTACCAGAAGCAATCCTAAATAATTCTTGTTTCCTACCAAGATCAATATTACCCCATATGTCGGTTAATGCGGCGAGTGCTGGATCAACATCTTTTCTTATTTTTCTACGTAATTCACTTAATGCAATTCTTTGTGTATTAATATCACCAAATTGTTTTGAAATATTTTGCAATTCTTGATATTTTCCAAATCGTTCTGCCGCACTAATTTCGGTATCTCCTAATTTAGTAACTGTATCTAACACAGATTTTGGTAATAAATTTTTGATACTTCCTGCTCTATATTGCTTCTGCCATTGATATATTAAATTTACATCAACTGGTTTCCCTGCTTTAAATATAAGAATTTGACCGCTTTCTGCAATAGCAGTCAGTGCGGCGTCCTCTCTTAATTTAATTTGTCTGGCATTAATTGCTTGTAATACTTGATCTCGTGTACCTTTATTAAGGGAATTTACTGGATGTTCGTCATTTAGATAATCAATAGCATCAACTAATCCATTAGTATCAAGATTAATAATGTTTTGCCCAACTTTTAATATACCCTTTAAATCCTCTTCAAGAATATCTTCTTTTAATATATGTTCTAGTTTATTAGATTTACCTGCATCTGGACTTCTATGATGACCCCAAAGATCGTCTTCTTCCAATTGATCACTTGCTTCTGTATATGGATTGTTTATTTCTCTGCCCGATTTTGGTTGTTGCTCTGCTCTTGCTATGGCAGGGCCAGCATTCCTATTATATTCATTAGCAATTGAATCTAATATTCCGGGATGTTGTTTATCTGTAATATCTTTGGGTTCTATTGATTTGATATGTCTTTCATGAACACCCATTGCTACTCTACCTAATTTTTCAATGGCATTAATTTTTTGATCTAGTTTACCAGTACCGAAGACAGATATAAGGTCTTTATCATTTTCAACTTTTGAGTAGTCAAATTCCCATTCTTTATTTGGATTTCTAAAATAAAATTTATTTAAAATTTTTGCTGAACCCAAATCTTGAATTGCCATATTTGACAGATTAGTAATTACTGTATTTTGTTTTTCTGTTAATTCTTTAAGAGATTCTGTTTGTAATTTTGCTTCATGTGCTGTAATTAATCTCGTTATAAATGCTGGTGTAATCCATTTAACATCGTCCCCGGCATCAGGATATTTATCTTTTATTGCATCTGCTAATTCTTTTCCTTTTAAAGAGATTAATTTTTTATTACCAAATCTATCTACTGAACTACCTTGTTTAGTAAATTGTGATAAAAATCCTTTATTAAATTCAGATTGTGACCATATATCAGTTTCTATAGCTGTTATATCTTTACCTCTTTTTTCTACTTCTTGTTCTGTAATCCATTTGATTGCTTGATATGGTTTTACACCTATTCCTGTTAATTTTTCGTATGCTTGATCATATCCTTTAAAATTTTCACCTGAATTTAATCTTTGATACTCTGCAGAATTTTTATTAATTTTATTAATTTTATTTTCTTCTTCTTCTTGTATTAATTTGTTTTCTTGTCTAGTGTTTCTTCCTAATGTATCTGCGTTATAATGAGAAGGAGATAATACATATTTATTATTACCAACTGTCATTTTATAGTGACCTGATTCTGCTCTAGTAATTACTTCATCTCTTCTAATATTAGGATCACGCATATCACGGTGATACCATTCTTGCAATAAAGTTTGAATAGAGTTGTAATATTGCTTTTGTATATCATAATTTCCTAATGTACCTCCTTCAGTTTGTCTTTCTAATATTCCAGAAAGAATATTATTTAAATGTATTTTAGATGATTCTATAGCTTTATCAGTAGAAGTAGCATTAAGAAATTCTTGCTTTACTTTTTGACCATATAAATCCTGTTCCATAGTAAGAAAGTTCAAATCCTGTGCTGTTTGAGCTTGTTCTACTTCTGAAATAATTGAACCTAATAACTCTGAATCCATTCTAACAAATGGTTCTTCTATTAATTCTAATACCGCATCTGATATATCATCTGGTATTTTCATAGGAGATATATTGATATTTAACTCTTTCCCTATATTAAACATTGTTTGACCTTGATTATCTTCTTGTCGAAACTTAGAAAGAGAAGTCTTCAAACCTATTTCAGCTGGATCAGTAAAGGGTAAATGTTCTTTCAGAAGAATTTTTTGATTCTCATGGTGTTTCATTTTATTTATAATTAATTCTTTTGCTTTTAATCTATTTGCTGTTTGTTCTGATTTCTGATAAATTTCTGAAAAAACACCCATTCCATCAAGCAAGGCATCAAATAATTTTGCATTAGACATATCTACCTGTCCTGCATTTTCATCAGGGCCACGATATTGTTCCTGTATAGGAGCAACATTATAGATTTGATTTCTATTTGATTGGTATTGTGGTTTAACTATTTCTGCCATTTAATGCGCTCCACTTGTTTTATGCCATGAAAATAATCCATCTCTGTATCTTGATTTATAATTACCATGTTTATTTCTTTTTATCCAATTTAATGCTTTTCCACGCCATATACCTCCTTTACTGCCGCCCTTCTGCCCAAACCCTAGGGTTCCCCCTTTAGAATATTTAGATGTATGACTTCTTTGAGCATCAGACATTCCTTTAAAATCAGATATTTCTTTAACATCAGAAGTAGTATTTATTTTTTTCTTACCCCATGCACCCCATTTAGATACATCTCCTGTACCAGACACAGTTGCTCCAGCCGTATATGACTTTATCCCTGTTTCAATTAAATCTGTTTTAAATCCTATATCAGCCGATTTTCTTTCTTTACTCGCTATTCTTTTTTGTTGTTTTTCATTCAGTTTTGCATTTCTCCATTCCGATCTATTTTGATTTTCTGTTTGTCTTGCAATAGATTTAATCTGATTTCTAGTTTGAATAACAACATCTGTTTGTGCGGCTAATGCTTCTTGTGCAATATTCGTTAATACTGCTCTTGGAGAACCAGAATCTATTGTAGCACCACTTGAACCTCCTGCAACTTCTGCCGCACCTTCTGCTTCAAGTCCTGCTCGTGCAATATCTCCTACAAGACGTCCACCTGTTTCTAATACTTGAAACTGTGTTTGGCGACTTTCTTTTTTTCTTTGATTGATATTATATTTTGCAGTTAAAAGAGATTCTCTAGCCGCACGATCTCGTTCATTAGCATTACTATACAAACCTTTTTTTGTATTATAAGCATTATATGCTCCTAGAGCAAATGTTGTCGCCGCATAGCCGTAAGCCATTATGATCCTCCTGTATCTGCTTCTATAATAATAGCATTTAATTGCATTGGGAATGGCCCATTAGAAACAATTTTTAAATTATGTGTATCCCAACCAATACCTGATAATGATAATTTTCTTAAACCGGAGAATAAAGGAATTTGTCTTCCCATTGCATCTTGTGTTGTTCTGAATAATAATTCTTCTGATAGATCATTATATTCTAATTGGATACCTAGTGACTCTTCAACTAATACTGCGGCTTTAATTAGCCTTTTAGTATATGAAAACTGATTCTCTGGAGCAGAAGGAGTTAATGTTTCTAATTCTGCATCATATGGAAGTCCTGTTACATGCTCATTCCCTTGAGTATGAGATAATGTAATTGTTTCATCTGATGCGCCTGTATTTGAAACAGTCATATTAGCATGTTGCATCCCTTCATAATATACTTGCACTTTTTCGTTCCTGAGATGTTTAAGTCCACTAATAATTTTAGAAGCTGGAACTGTACCAGTAATTGCGCTATCAGAGAATACATAAGCATTACGATCTAAAGCACCTTCTGTTGGGAATCTACTTAGTGTTTCAACATGGTAAATATCTGACCCATTTATAGTTCTTTTTATTTTAAACCATATCTGATCATGACTTGCAGTTGGAATCATGTCAATATCAGTTACTTGTGCATGTGAACTTCCATCTGCCTCTATAATAGGATTAGTTGCAGTTGTACTTGCAAAACCTGATGAATCTAGACGAGTTGTTATTTCTGTATTAGTAGCTCCAGATTCCGTAACAGTAGCAACTGTACAGGTAGCATCAGCGGCTCCTCCAATAGTTGCATTATCTATTGTTAATACATCTCCTATCTCATAATTAATTCCAGCAGTAGTTATTGTAACAGTAGTTACATCGTTTCCAGCGACAACTACAGTAGCTACTGCACCTGAACCGGAACCCCCACCTAAAGAAACAGAAGTATAAGTATTATTTGTGTGAGTTCCACCATCCACAAAAGTACCAACAGTAGCTATAGGGAACCCAACTCCTTTTACAGTGATGATCTCTTGACTGACATTCCAATTAGAATCTGCATAGTTAGATACAGTAGCATATTTATCTACTACAAACATACTTGTCTGATCTCCTGCAACTGTGTACATAGTAGGTTTATGCCATGAATGTGTTCCTGCGCCATCATCTGTCCATAATATATCAGCACCACCGGAAGTTAATGCAAGTTTAAATGTGTCGGCTGTTTTATTAACTACATAATAATTTGTACTTAAACTTAATCCTGTAGGTAAAGTCCCGGTTGTAGTTAATTGAACTATATTTGTATTAATTAATCCATGTGCAGTATCAGTAAATAAGATTTTGTTTCCTGAATCTGCTACTTCATCTCCTGAACTATCACTAACAACAACTTCCGCATCAGCAGTTTTTTGTATTGTAGCAGTAACTTTCCGATATATTTTACCTGCAATCACATGTTCAGCCCATGCTTTAAATTCTAAACTACGGTCATAACTAAGTGAAAGCAATTTACCATTTGCCATCATAAACCAGATAATAGCGAAAGGTCTTTCCTGCCAGACCATCTTTTCAATCATAGAATCTTTGATTATATCGTAACCTTTTAAAGATATTTTACTAGAAATCCATTGACTAACTGTATCTCCTTCTAATTCAAGAGCTTGAACATCTTTCCCTCCAATTTGAGTATATAATAATGCATTAGAAACAATAACTGGTGCAGTATCAGTTGCAGAGAATGTTGTTTCTCTATTAATTGTAAATCGAAATGGCGTAACACTTAAATTAGTTTCTGAACCATATAACATATATATTCCAGCAGAAGTACCCATTGAAAGTTTCTTAGATTCTCCTAACCATTTTATTTCATCCAATGTATCTGAATCTAAAGTAAAAGTAAGTGCGCTAGAATCTATTATAATTTCTGATGAAACTCCTTCTGTAACTGAATCTGGACTTCCTTGCTCTGATATGACTGAAGGTGAAAATGAATAAAAGTTTGCAGTTTCAGATAGCCAGATTGTAGATGGTTGCACATTTGTAGCCGCCATTACCATACGTTGCTGATATATTTGTGCTACATGTGGGTATCCTTCGCCATCACTAAATGCACCTAGTCTGAATTCTGCTGTTCCATAACTACCTCTTGTATTTGCCATTTCTGACTTAAATTCAACGTCAATAGTACCATTAGTTCCAGTATTATCTACATCTTTAATTATACCCCATGCCCATTTGATACCACCTATATTATTACCACCTTTTAATAATGGATTAATTCTTATAAGACGACCTATATCATTTGCTGAAAAATATGTTGTTGTAATTGTTTGATCACCAGTACTATTATTATTATATAAAGTAAGAACTCTATCTGAAGTTGTACTTGCTTCAAAAACATATTTCTCTAACTTAACTTCTGCATTTGATGCAGTTGTTTCAGGGTTTTCAGTATTAGTTTGTACAAGTTCAAATTCTCGTATTTTTCCTCCATCTGTATCAGAGAATTGAATTGTAGTTGATGTAGTGGCAATAACATAAGCATCAATATCAAAAGTATCATCTCCTAATGCTCCTACAAATGAATGTGTGCCTGATCCTGCATCAGTTGTATTTACAAGTGTACCACTTGGTGTTAAAGATACTTTAAAAGTGTCTGCAGTAAAATCAGTTAGAGAGACATAATAATCTGTTCCTATGGCTAAACCTAATGGCAAATCATCAGCTGAAGTAGTTAATCGTATTTTATTATTAGGGTACAATCCATGTGCAGTTTTTGTAAAAACAGCAGGAGAAGCATTAGAAATTGAAGTAAGTGCTGTAGAAGCAATGGCAACACTAAGTCCATTATCCATTTTACTTTGTGCTTTACCATCAGTAGAAGTTGTACCTGATATATTCTGTCTTACATTTCCCCAACCTGTACCAGAAGAACCATTAAGTTTTATTTTCTGACCAACTTGCAGTCCATGATTTGCAAGTACCAATGTATTATCAATAGTATTGAACTCAACTGCCCCTATTTCTTTTGTTGTTGTAGGTTCTGGAGTTAATTTTAATGTAAATCTTTGTGTATCTATAGCTTCATCCCATATATTAATTTCTGTATATGGGCCATCTACAGTTACAAATTCTTCAATTGCCCAGACACTATTATCATCAGCAACAGCACTTGTCTCATCATCAGATAAAGTACGGAATATTTTTTGGGGAGGTTTGGTAGGACAGCACACAAAGATAACATCACCACTTTGTGTAGTTTTCAGGGTAGTAAGTTCAGCCGCAGTCCAAGGAAATACTGTTGTATATTCATATGGTGTTGTACTATCTGTTGTATTATCATTTAAAAGTTGGTTCTGTGACCAGACTCTTAAATAACCACCAGAGGAAGGTGATGTTGAACCTAATTCTATAATATAGGTATTATCCTTATCCTTGAAGAAAGGAATAAAGATAGCAGTAGAATGTTTAGCATCTCCTATATAATTCGTCCCGGGGCGTTTAATAACCGGCCCTGAGAGGATCGGAATCATATTCTTAGAGCTTTTGTACCCATAATGGTAAAACTCTTCACTAGAACGACCCTGAAGACTTCTTGCTAATACACCTTCTGTAAATTTAGGTTGGAGAAACTCATATTTCATTTAGTCTTCCATGCTTGCATATCGACTTCATATCCAGTAGTAGGAGTATTAAAAGTTCTATGTGTAACAGAATATCTTCCTTTTTTAGCATCAAGATAAGATGATCGTTCTCTATGCTCTGGTGTTTTATCTCTTGAATTTGCTGATCTTGCTTCTTGAATAGCTACAAAGTATTTTTGTGCCATTTCTGATTTTAAACCATCTTTACTTGTTAAGGTTTCAGCAATTTCTACAGCAAGTTTCATCCCTATTGCTTCAGCTAATAAAATATCTAAGTTATTTGTATCTGTTGGTGTTGCTACATATAGTAAATATAATGAAGTTTCATTTGATAATATGTTCTTTTTTTCAACCTGAAATTTGGAAACAGGTTCAACTTCTACTACTTTAATGCAGTCAGCAGGAAGCTGATAAGTATAGTTCCAGCCAAATACTGGTGCTTCTACCTGCGTAAGTAGTTTACGTTCTAATGCACTATTCCATACATTCATCCTTAGTACAGTTTCAATGCATCCTTCTATTCGTGCAGAACATGCTCTTGCTCTTGCACTATTTTCTGTTAAATTTTGTATTCTAGCTTCACCTAGATTACTCAAGGCAAGGTTAGCTATACCAGTTTTATCCATAGTAAACTGTTAGAAATGGGGGCTAGTTTCCCAACCCCCGGTTGTTAATTGATGTTAATCAATTGAGTAGTGACACATCAAACTAATTACTACATCTGCATTTGGGTCAACCCCAAGAAGTGTCGCAACTATATCTGCTTCATCAGGTATAGACGTAGGGGCAATTGCAATACCCTTATTTCCTGATGCAGTTGAAGCTCCACCAACCTTCCAAAAAGAGAGGGCGGTTTCACCAGATATACCATCGTGCCAACCATCAAGGTCTGTATTTGCTGACGTTGCCGTTGCAGATACAGCTTGCCAGCCGACATCAATTGTTGCGCTACTTCCTAGTGTAGCAGAAGTTTGAATTGCA